CCGTAGATGGACGGTGCGGGCGCCTCCGAGGGCGGCGCCATGATGTCTCGGTAGGCGGCACGGAGAGCCGTGCCGATGGCGGACCCGGCGGCGATGCCGTCCGGCGTTCCGCCCGTTGCCTCAATGGAGGCGGCGGCGGCGTCGATGGCCTCCAGGGCCGTGGCGCCGCTCTGAGCGGCTCCGGCGAGAGCCTTGATTCCGCCCACCGGGAATCCGGCCGGAGCACCCGTGCCGAATACCACGGCCTGGTCCAAAGCGTCCGCGATGGCACCGGCCACGATGGGACGCACTTGCTCCCAAATCGGATAGCCCGCGTCATTGATGAAGGCGTTAGGGATGGCGAGCACGCAAGCCAACTCCTCGGCCGTCACTTGCTGAGCGGTCCACTCGATCTTGGTGGCGGGCTTTCGTCCGCCGTAGCGGGGATTGACGAAACCGGCTTGCGGGAGGAAGGACACCACCGGGATGCTCATGAGCCCGGACGGCATCACTAGGTTGCGGCCGAGGGAGAGCACGACGCTCCGCTCCTGGGCCTGCACCAACATCTCCCGAGCCATCGTGCGGGGGATGAGGTTCTCGTAAACAGTGGCCAACGCTCGGACCTCCTCAAGTTCGGAGTGGTCCGGCGTTGCACCCGTCGCGGCCGGGTATCGGGCTCGGTGGGAGTGGCGTCCACGCCACAAGCCACGGCCACCGCCGAGGATACTCCTAGGCGGCGGCCGTCGCCAACTACCGAGCCCGGGTCAACGCTTCGCGGCCGAGCGGAGCCAATCGTCCGGGCTCTCCTCGGAGCGAGACGGAGTGCCCGAGCGTGGCCCTTGGCTCACGAGCTCGCGCCGCCGCTCGCCACCGCTCCCGTTGCCCGAGCCGAGGTAGGACTTGCTCTCCAAAAGCTTGGAGAGCGCCTCGTCTATCTCCGCGTCCGAGGCGTCCGCGTTGAGCTCGGAGCCGAGGTGGAGGACGGCATCCTCGGGGTCCGCGAGCCGTCCGGCCGCCCGCAGGCGGAGCCGGTTGTGGAGCCGCTCGGTGGCGTATTCGGCCGTGAGCCGCTCGCGTTCGGTCTCCACCGCCTCGCGGATCGCTTTCTCGGCCTCGGACTCGGACTCCTGCCGTCGCCGCTCGGCCTCCTCGCGTAGCTCATCCGCGACTTTCTGAGCGGCCCGAAGCTCGCGCCGGGACTTGACGGCCTCGGCCTTGAGTTGGTCAAACCGCTCTTGGGTGAGCTCCTCCTCGCCACCCGTCTCGGGCGTCTCAGTGGTCTCCTCCGTGCCGGTGTCGAGCTCGGTTTGCTGTTCGCTCACTCCTCCTCCTCGGGCTTGCCGCCCTCGTAGGGCCGGTCACTCCCGAGATGCTCGGTTGTCCCCGGCTCGGCCGTCTGGTCCCCATCACCCGACTTGGGCTTGGGCTTGCTCGGTGTCTTGGCCTCCTCCGCCATGCGTCACCTCCTCCTAGCTCTCAAAGACCGGCGCCACTCCACACTGGTCTCGCTCGTGGAACGGCACCGAGTCCGCTTGGTGGTATCTCCCGCTTTGGCCGCTACTGCCCTCCGCGCCCGCCACGCTCCGGCACCACTCGCATGGGCTTGAGCTCAGGACCTTGCGCCATCCCTTGATCTTGCGCCCGGAAGCTCGGGCCGCCTCTTGGAGCCCGCCCCGCTCGGCCACTTGGAGGTCATTGCTCCCTAGCTCCTCGGCGTAGGAGGCGGCCTCCCGCTTGGCCTCGGTTACGTCCACTCCCTCCCCGAGACGCTTCCACATTCGGAGGACCGGGGAGCGGGCCACGGGTGAGGTCTCGTCCACGAGCACACCGGCAAGCGCCCGCTCGGCGGTGGGCGCCGCCTTGCCGGGAGCTCGCGGGGCGAGCCTGCCCACGTAAGCCATGCCGAGCGTGGCCGCCTTGTGCTGGCCGCCCGCCACGACGCGGGCCGCCGCCGGAGCGTAGGCATCCATGGCCGCCTGCTCGCCGGGCTCGGGCAGGGCACCGATGAGAGCCGCGAGCCGTCGTGCCGTCTCGGCCGCGAGTCGCTCTTGGGCGGTGCGGTGGAGGGTGTCCGTCCGGCTCACGGGTTAGGCACCGATGGCGTGGGCGGCGGCGGGAGAGCGGCCCGGGCTAGCTCCTCGGCGGCGGCCTCAATCGTCCACTCGGCTAGCTGTTGCGGGCTCGCGCCGATGTACTGCCACAAGGCCCGTTGCGGGACTCCGATGGCCTGGAGCTTGACGGCGGCATCCGCGACTTGAGCCGGGTTCCGCATCTCGGCGTCCTGCCATACCACCTCTAGCTCGCCGGGCTCGGCCTCGCCGGAGAGGCGGAGGCACAAGGCCACCGTTTGCTCCCACGACTCCCCGAAGCGGCGTTGCCGTTGCTCCACCTTGGCCACGAGCCCGGACTCCGAGGCCACGAGGCTCTCGGCCGAGGGCGGGTTGGCGAGATTCTGTTGGAGGAGGTAGTGGCTCGGGACTCGGGAGATGGCCGCGAGGGCGGCAATCTCGGCGTCTATCGCCTCGATGTACTGGCGGAGGTCGGACGCCTCAAAGGTGCCGAAGCGGCCGTCCGCGTTGGTGTTCACCCATAGCCGGTCAACGGCGGACTTGAAGGGCTCGGTTGGCTGGCCGGTCTCGGGGTCCTTCGGCACCTTGAGCCCGGTCGCCCACTTCTGCTTGAAGGCGGCCACGTCCGAGGTGAGCATTTTGTCCAGGGTTAGCTTGTCGATTCGGCGGAGGATGGGGATGCAGTCCTCAAGCTCGGAGACGCCACCGCCGAGCACGGTCGCCCGGTTCTCGAAGGGCACGACCGGCACCGCTCCGAGCGGGTTGTCCTCGCTCCACTCGTCGGCGGGCTCCCACGTCACCTCCTCCCACTCGTCGTCCTTGAGGTCCACCGGAAAGCGGCGGGTGCCGTTGCGGTGCCGCTCGGGGAGGACCGTCTCCCACCGATAGGTGGCCTCCGGCCGGTAGAGCTCGACGACCCACGTCACTCCGGCCCAATCCTCGGGGTAGAGCTTGAGAGCGGCGGACACGGTGCGCCGGTCGCCGGGGAGTGGCTCGTGGGTCACCTCAAAGGTGGACTCGACGGCCGCGATTCCGTCCGAGCTCACCGAGACGTAGCCCACGCCGGTGATGAGCGCCTCGGTGTAGACGAGCCACTCATCGGCGTTGAGCGTGGAGGCGTTGAAGGCGTCCCATGCGGCGTCCGAGGTGGCCACGCCATCGGCGGCGTTGAAGCCCTGCACGTGGAGCCGCTCGGCGATGGTGTCCACCACGAGCCGAGCCCATGGCGTCCGGGCAAGCTCTAGCAGGAGCTCGTAGTCGCGCCGGTACTTGCCGGTCACCTCGGGATACGGTTGGTGCCCGTGGTACCACTCCCATAGCAGGAGCGAGTGGCGCCGCTGGCGGCCGAGCTTGCGAAGGAGCCGGTCTCGCTGGACGCTTAGCTCTAGGAGGAGCTCTTCCTCGGCTGAGAGTTGCGGCTCGGCGACCGGCAAGAGTGGACTCATCGACTCTCTCCTCTCTCCTCGCGGAGGAATCCGCGCACGAGGTCAAGTAGCTCGATGAGCGCAAGGCGGAGCCGCACCTCCACCGAGAGCCTCGCGTCCGAGCCCTCGTCATTGGCCCAATCCGCCGGGCCTTGCGGATGCTCGTGCTCACTCACCGGGGAACCTCACGCGGGCGTAGCCGCGCACCTCGGACGGGTAGCGCGTTCGCTTGTAAGCGCCGCCGCCGTTCGACTGAGAGCCCGAGGTGCCGGGAGAGGTGTTGCCGCCGTAGGTCAGTGTGTTCGATCCCGAGAAGCCGCGGACCGTCTCCACGTGGACGCCATAGCCGCCGATGACCACGAGGTCTCCGGGCTTGACCTTGGAGCGGTCGGTCGTCCATCCCTTGAAGCACCCGGCGCCCTTGCGGGCGTAGTCCTCGATGCTCGCCACCGAGGCCATCCACGAGCCGAGCCCGGCCACGTTTCCGGCCTGGAGCCCGTAGAAGCACCAACACCCGCACCACGGTTGCCCGATGAGCCACGAGTCGCCATCGGCCGTGTGCACCTCGGCGGTGCGGATGCCGTCCGAGCGGTTGTCAGTGTTGGAGCCCGCCGGTTGCTCGGTGTAGCCCACCCGCTTCTCGTGATGGTCCATCACCGCGTCCCGGCCACCGCCCGAGCCCGGCACCTCGGCGCCCTTGTAGAGCTCGATCGAGCGAGCGTCCCAAGCCCACTCGTGCTTGCCCTCGGCCTTGGCCTGGAGCAAGGCGGAGTGGGTGCTCTTGCCGTAGTGGCCTTGCGGCGGACTCCCGCCCGAGCCCTTGATTCCCACCGCGTATTGGAACGCTCGGCACCCGGTCTCGGCTTGCTCCCCGTACACGTTGGTGAAGTCCTGCCACCCGATGAAGCCCGCTCGGGAGAGCACCCGCTTGACCGCGAGGCAATCATCTCCACTCATGGGGTAGCGGTGCTCCGGGTCGTAGCCCGGTCCCCATAGGTCACGCTTGAAGGCGAACGAGGGCGGCTCTCCCGGCACCTCTCCCTCGTAGAGCTCGGTCGAGTAGGCGTCCCACGCGGGCTCGCCGGTGTGACCGGCTCGCTCGGCCTCGCGGAGTGCCTCGTGGGTGCTCTTGCCGTAGTGGCCTTGCGGAGCCCCGCCGTCTCCGCCGGTGATGCCCACCGATTGCTGAAACGCCTTGCAAGCCGTCTCCGTGTCCTTGCCGTAGACGTTGGTGAAGTCCGTCCACGGCAGGAATCCGGCCCGCGAGAGCACCCGCTTGACGGCAAGGCAATCGTCGCCGCTCATGGGGTAGCGGTCGTGAGGATCGTAGGCCGGTCCCCACAAGTCCCGATAGAAGGGCGGGCCGGTCTTACTCACCGCTTGCTCCTCCGCGAGCTCCGCCGTCGCTTGCCGCCGCCCTTGCCTTTGCGGTAGCCCGGCCGGGTCACGGTGCCCCGCTTGCGGCCGACTGTCGCCACCGTGTTGCCCCACTTCCGCCGGACCGCTCGGGCCACGTGGGTGTAGCTCCCCGAGGTGCCGGACTGAGCCGCCCGAGCAAGAGCGTTGCGAGCTCGCTTCGGGGTGTCTATCGGGTAGCGGCGGCTCCTCGGATAGGCGAAGGCCGAGGGCGGGAGCTTTCGGCGGCGGGCGGCTCGGAGCGGTGCCATTAGGCGGACTACCGAGAGGATAGGCGGCAGGATTCTGCACGTCCACCCCGGTTAGCGAAGGCGTCACTCGCTAAAACGTGAAGAGCTCGCCGACTTCCTCGGGCTCCTCGCCCGAGGCGAGGGCGTCGGCTCGGGCCTCGTAGGCGAGGACGGCGGCCACGGCGGCGTCTATCCGGTCCGGTGAGCCTTGGTAGTTCTTGCGGAGCCAGTACCCGCCCCGGGCCTCTCGGACTTGGGCGTTGAGCACGTGCCGAGTAAGCGTGGCGTCGGCCGGATGCTTGACCCGCCCGGCGATGACATCGGTGCGGAATCGCTCGGTGGCCGCCATCATCCGCGTCCGGTTGGTGTTGTAGCGAAGCACCACGTCCCCGTACTCCCGTGCCCACTCGTCTATCTCGGACTGCCAGAGCGGCGGGTCGAAGTAGCCCCGGCGCACGACGTACCGCTCCATGGCATCGTGGAGGCAGGCATCGACGGCGCCCACCGGCGTCTCCCAATCGCGGCCGTTGGATGGCGGCTCCCACACCCCAAGCGGAACGAGGAGCCCATCCTCCACCCGGCAGGCGACCAAGGCCGTGGCGTCCCCGAGCCGGGCACCGTCGAAGCCGAGCGTCACCTCATCTCCGTCCGCGAGCTTGGCCTCAGGCTCGGTGCAGGCGTCCCACTCCTCGCCCGAGACCCACCACTCTTCGGCGCCGGTCCACACCCCGCAAGCGAAGCGAGCCCATTGCCAAGGGAGCATGGAGGGCGACTCGTGCCGCTCGCGGAGCAACTCCACCGTTTGCCAGGAGGCCGGATTGACCGTCTTGACCACGGCCATATCGGCGGTGTCATCCTCCTCCTCCAAGGCCCACTCGTGCATCACAAAGCCGCCATCCTCGGAGCGGGCGTAGAGGTGGCGGCCGTCTCGCACGAGCCCGGGCAGGCGCCGGGCGGCCGTCCGCATTTGCCCGAGCGGCGAGCCCTCGTGGTCACCGGCCACGGAGATGGTGACCATCTGCCCGCGCCTCGGCCCGAGCCCATCGCGGAACACCCCGTAAAGCTCGGCCGAGGCTTGCCGATGAAGTTCGTCCACGAGCGCAAGCGTGGGAATCACTCCGTCCGCCGTGTCGGCGTCGGCGGCGAGCACCCGTAGGCGCCCGGCGTCTCGACGGGACCGAATCTCGCGGTAGCCCCGGCGCACGAGCACCCGCACTTGGAGCCCCTCCGAGCGGCGGACGAATCCGGCGGCTTGGTCGTAGAGGATCGTGGCTTGGTCGCGGGAGGCGGCGCCCACGACGCACTCGGCGTCCGGCGTCGTGATGAGGTGAAAGAGCCCGAGCGCCGAGAGCAGCGTGGTCTTGCCGTTCTTTTTCGGCAAGAGGATGAGCACCTCCCGAGCCCCGCCGAAGTAGTCCGCGAGGATCGCCCGTTGGAAGTCCTCTAGGAGAAGCGGCGTCCCCTGCTCAAGCGTGAGCGCCAAGCAGAATCGCTCAAAGGCTTGAAGCTCGCTAGACGGTGGCGGGTGCCCGAGTGCGGCGCCTGTCGGCAAGCTCATCCACCTCACGGAATGGGTCTCCGCTTGGTGGTGGCTCAACGGCCGGTGGCACCTCGGCCTCTTCGGGTGGCTTGGTCGGACTCCTCAAGGCGGTGGAGACCTTGCCCCACCGCTCGGGGTGAGCTCGCTCCAGGAACCATGCCGCCGCCCGCCAGTCCTCGGCCGCCGCCCGGAGGATGGAGTCCACCGCCGTCTCCTCACCGGCGGCAAGCTTGCGGGCGAGCTCGGCGGAGAGCCGGAGCCGGGACTTGGCCTTGGGCTTGTCCCGCCGTCCGCCGTGGGAGTAGCACTTGCCGTCCGAGAGGACGTAGCCGCCACACGGCTTGCCCTCTAGGTTGGTCTCGGTGCATTGCACGTGCTCCAACGTGCTCCAACGGTACTAGGCACCGTTCTGCACGTCCACCCCGGGCTCGGCCGGGCTCTCGCGGCTCGGACTTTCTCTCGCGGCCACAGTGCCCGCCGGGTCTACCTCGGAGCGGGGTGGGGAGGCTCCGCCCGCCTTGTGCTCTCGCTTGTGACACGGCGAGCAGAGCACGAGCACCGAGCCCGGCCGGTAATCCCGGAG